GCAGCCTCTTCAGCTAAGGTAGCCACAGTATTTGAATATAAATCAATGTCAGGCTCTCCACCAGCTGGAGTTTCTAAACATTGTACATACCCAGATAAGATAGTACCATTTGTAGCCGCAGTAATTTGACCGTAGTGACAATTTGCTGTGTCCGCTTTACCGATAACATCACCATCAGCATCACCAGAGTTTAGACCTGTTAAGTCTAATGCAATAGTTGTTTCGATGATATTACCAACCTGAACGACACTGTGTTTTACAATAGCATTTGCTACTGCTGTAATTCCTGTGCCTGCTGTCATTTGAGCTGTAGTCCCTAATGCCACAGTACCGGTAAATTCAGTAGCTGATGATGTTACATTAAGTGAATCTCCATCCCATGCGATTGTAGCATCACTATCTGTACCGAAAATGAGAGTTTCATCGTCAGCAAAATAGTTAAAATCATAGCCTAATGAAGACCGAGCAAGTACCCTAGCATCGCCAGTTACATCAGACATTTTAAATGAATGTTTTGCCATTTAATTCCTCCAAATTATTGGCGATTTCGTTGTACCGCCTACATTTATTTTTAAAAAGAAGGGTGGGTTTCCCCACCCCTCATAATCAACCCTCAAGATTAAGAGTTGAGGTCTGCAATTTTTGCTTGTGTCCAGATGTTCTTACATCGCATCTCACCCATAGTGTAGAGTAATCCTCTAACAACTAGAGCATTAGCTGCGAAGTAGTCACGATTCTCGATATATTGCGTAGGCTGTGCTATTGCAATTTCAAGATAGTCTGTATCTAAGACATAAACATTACTTCCGAGAACTGCGTCAGCAGATGAAACAGACTTAGGCACATCTGCGTCTGGAAGTATTGGAATTCCTTGATAAGTAGCAAGGACTAGACCAGTTCGAGTACCTGGATAAGTTCTCTCGGAACCTATGCCTACCTGGTATTCTTCCTGACCCATATACCGTTGGTTTGAATTGAGTAGTCTCTCAAGGTTGAAATACTGATCGTGACCCAAAAGTATTAGTTTTGGCTCCCCACCATTCTCTCTTACCTTTTGAATAGCAGTATCAATCAGGTTCAATGATAGCGCCCTTCCAGTACCACTGTTATATGATACGGATGCACCAGCATTCCAAGTACCTGAAGTTCTACCAGCCTGAGTTAGGTCATAAGCCCTAACATTAGCACCACCTGAAACACCACCAACTGCCATTGCATCCTCTGCAACGATGTCATCAATTGATGTCATACCTGCTCTGGAATAAATGAAGGCTGCGTCACCGTCTGCGAAGGTAGTACCGGTAGCTACAGTTACAGCACCAGTGGATGTATTAACTGCGCTTACAACGGAACCGCTTGTGCGGTCGAACCCACCAGCAGAAATGTCACGCTGTCCAACTGCATCACCAATCTTAAAGTGTTTAGCAATTGCTGCTGGAACTGTGAATGAAGTAGTAGAACCTGCGGATGTGATATAAGCACTTCCTGCAAGTAGCTCTTCGTTAATTTCTTTAATGTGGTCTAACTGAGCATTTTCGTTCTCCAGAGCTAGTACATCTCCAACACCACCCTCTAATTGAGCGGTGAAGACTGACTTCACGGATGCTCCGAAAGTGGTTGAAACAATTCTAGGTAAGCTAGATACTGATTCAATATTGGAAATATCTACTGTTGGTAAACTTCCAGTCTCAGTTACAGGTCGTGAACGTCCGGAACCTCTGTCGGTCCTTACCCTCCAACCTGCTGTATTTCCCCATACCGTTCTAGGTATGGCGTTGAAGAAACGAGTTTGGTTGTTTAGTGCTTGCCAAACCTTTCTTCCATAAGTTGTATTAAAAACACCTGTAGCAGTATCAACAGTAAAGTAGGACTGCTTTTGCAGATACTCTTCACCAAATACTGACTGATACAATCCTCGTTGGGACTGCGCCAGATATTCTGATAATGATGGATTAGCCATTAGCCAATATCCTCCTAAATATAATTTTTATTGATTAACCTAATAGTTCCTGTGGAACACCATCAGTGTTGCCTGATTGGATTTTAACCTGCAAATCTCTGAGTTGTTTATAAGACAATTCAGCGAGTTGGTCAGCTATGTCTCCGTTATCAGATTTAACTAATGGGGTAGTGTCTACTCCTAGTCCTTCAAATGGCTGTTGTGCAACTTGAGGGGCTTTGAGTGAAGTCTCTTCACGGAAGCCCATCTTTCGTAGGCGCTCAGATGATTCAGCTTTGCTGTCAGCGAGTGCTTTCTCAAGATTAGCTATCTGCTTTTTCATTGACTTCATTTCGTCCGAATCGTCCTCATCCTCATCCATTTCTTTTTCTTCAGGAACATCGGCTGCTTCGTCATCGTCATCTTCTTCCTCTTCCTGTTTATAGGCCATTCCACCCTTCTCTTCGTTATCTTCGTCTTCCTCTTCTTTCTTAATACTTGCTTGTATTGTATTCTGTTGCTCTTCTATATCCGTAGTAATATCGGAGTCTTGAGAGCTGTCATCCGCATTACCGGAATCTACAGCCTCTGCTGCACGAGTATCACCGCTGACATCTAAGCCAGCCATCTCTTCTTTTACAACGGAAAGAACTTGATCTGCAATTGATTTAACTAGATCTGCTTTAGCAGCTTCACTAGCGGATGCCTGTTCTTTTGCAAGGACATTAGCTTCTTCCTGAGCTAATCTGTCGTCCATCTTCTGAAGAACTTCAGCAACAGCAGCAAGTGCAAGGTTAGTACCTTCCATTTGTTTTTCGATGCGTTCTGTTACATCTGCCATAAAACCATCCCTCCATGAGATAAATTAATTTTTATCCATTCTGAAGGTTGGTCTGAGCCACCTCCGACCCTCACAATAGAACTAAATATAACGTTATATTTTAACGTCAATATATTATACTCATTAAACTTAAAAATCCTACCAACGTAGTTAAAATTATATGGTTTATAATATATTTATGATTTTTCTGGGGGGTTCGGGAGGCCATTAGCATCTAAATGGAGCATTTCATTCCTAAAATCATAAAGAGGTACTTGTATAAGTTTCTTTTGTTTCTCAGATTGAATGCCTTCTGCGGTAAAAGCTTCAATTAAATCTAAAATTTTACCTACCATTCTGCTATGTCTTGCCACTATATATTCTTGTGTCGGCGTAACTTTACTAATATCTACCATTATTTCCTCCGGTTTTAGAAACTGCGCTAATTCTGATCTGTTTCTAATTTGTTTATTTTAAGATTTTTAGGGAATAGTTTTTTTGCTAAACTATCTTCTGTGTTAAGGATAATTTTCCATGCTTGCTGTACCCAATTATTTCCTGTATGTTTTATTTTTGTCTGGTCTATTGAAGCCCAAAAAAGATTGCGTATCTTTACAGGTCTATAATATTTTTTATATTCTTTTATGTGGTCTTTCACTCTTGTACCATCTTCCCTGGTATAAGATTTAGTATAAGATTTCCAAGGATATTTACCAGTTGCTTCAAGTTCTTCTGTTGTCACCCTCTCGCCTTCATGTAAAGCATAAGCATAGTGTGTGTCATATTTAATGCTAAAAGCCTCTAGTTCCCCTGTTGAAGTGTATTTAGGCACGTCTGATAAAGACGCGCTATCTCTTAAATTACCGCTTTGTGTGGGTACTTTTACTTGAGCTGTTTCAAATGTAGAATTAGCTAGTTTTTTGAAATAGGGTTTTTCTAACTTGATCAACTCAGCTTCAAATACATTTAGCATTTCTTGAGTAAACGGCTCATTTAAAATATTTCTGTTAGCTTTAGGCATAATAATTATTATACTTAAAAAATTCAGTTACTCTACAATTAAAGAAGACCAGGTATTTGGAACGTTATCATTAAACTTCTTTTTACTGCGATCATATCTGTTTAAATAGATAATCTCTTTACCTATATACCCATACTTAGGATGGAAATATAAAGCTAATTGTTTAGGTTTAGTGGCTGCGTGAAGTCTTTGTAACGCAAATTCATCTGGTCCTTTCATGCAACCTGCTATGTGAAGTGGTCCGGTTCCTATATCTATCTCATCAACACGATGAAAATGTCCTATAATAGCTGAATCAAATTGTACTACTTTGTTAAAAGGGTTCTCAATGCCAACCTCACTGTTTACGTTCTTTTGATACTGTAGAACACCCCTTAAAGCGGTTATAGCTCTTGTTATAGACATATTACTTCCAGCGCCGGAAATACTATCACCATGCATAATTAGGATCTCGTTGTTATACACTGAAAAAGTATTAAGGAAACTTTTAGGAATATCGAACTTGATGTTTTTCTGCTGACTACAAAACGAAGCAACCCATTGATACATCATATAGTCCCAGTCCATATACTTATCTTTCATCGGGGGCTTCCTGGTCATTCGACCATGATTACCAACTACGCAAGGAACTCTTATAGATTTAAAATGTGGGGCTAAAAACATTAGCGCTTGCGATATTAGATTAGCACCTCTGATCATCTGTTCCATACAATTTGATATGTTTGACCTAGCAAGCTCTTCATGTATATCACCACTAATCATATCACCAAGCATTGGGACTATTAAATCATCTACTTTTGCGATGTTTCTTCTATAATTAACTAAATTTAATAATTGATTGGCCCATCCATATAAGCGCTGATTAAAAATATCGAAATCATAGGTGTTAAGACCAACCATTTGCTCGCTGTTTACTGATTCGCCGATATGGGTATCCGATAGTGGAGCAACAACCGTTTGATTGTGTTTGCCTTTGAAATCACCTTCGGGGATTTTATAACTAACAGATACCATAGGTTTAAAAGATGGAGCTAACTTTTTAATGGTATCAATTATCAACTCTTTCTTTATGTGGTCTTTAAGAAGTTGTTGATATAATTTCTTATATAGGTTAGCTTCACCCTTGGAGTGAGCCACCTTTTTATCTAATCGTACCCTATCTTCTGGAGGTAAGAATTCCTCTTCTTGCTGCCATAGTTCTTTTTCGTGACAACGTTGAATCGAGGTTCTGTGAACCCTTACTCCGTACTTCTCGTCCACCCAATCCGCTATCGAGTCCCACGTCATCCCCTCTGAACGCTTTCTTATTATCTCTGATTTTGCCTGCTCTGGAATCATAATTCCTCCTAATCTTCAAATTTACTGTTCTACCACACATCATGCAATGTAAATCCCCGTCCGGATCTATATAAACATCCCCAGAACATTTAAAACATAATTTAAAATACATGGTGTGTAATTCTCTTAATATACTCTATTCACGATAGATGAAATTAGTTGCTTCAGGAAGCTTCTTTTTCCACCATTTCTTCATCAACTACAGATTCCTGGGTAGAATTAGAATCTTCAGCTAATTGGATACTTAATCCTGCTGGAGCCGCTGCGGAAGCATGCCCAGTATCATTCGGGTCATCTCCTATATCATTTTTACCATCCTCTAATCTTTTAAGACGTTTCATCTCATCATTCTGTTTTATAGCAGCTTGCTCATCAGGGTCTGCATCAAACTCAACGGGTTCCCCATAATCTTGTTCGGATTCATCTTTTTTCTTCCTCCAGTCTATTCTTGGAGGCTGATCATTTATAGCAGTACCGCTATGTTGTTGAGTGAATTGAGGATCTTGTTCTTTCCTAAGTTCTAAAGTAACCCATTTGATTAGATTTACTAATGATTTACTAGAAGCTTTTTCCATCTTCTTCTCTGGACTATTACCTGTTAAAAAGTCAGCAAGTCTGCCTATACCGGTTTTCTTTCTTCCTTTTTTCTTTCGAGGTCTAAACCTACCATAAGTGGGACTGTATATCCCTGAATCTGTGGAAGTGAATACTACTCCACCACCATCTCCAAAAGATCCATCTTCCTTTTTAAACTTAGTCATCATAATCCTCATTAAGTTCGGGTGCATTCGGTTTTATCTTTCTGCGCTTAAATTTCTTAGGATCAGTAAACACTGCTTTCTCAATATGCGTGATACCTGTAGGAGATAAAGTGGCTACATACTCAATGTCATTCTGAGCAAACCACATCTTGCTTAAATCAGGAGTTAATTCTCTTATAACAGGTGAAGTAAAACCCTTCTCTTTTAAGGATTCCACCCAGGACTTAGAAAGAGTTAATTCATTCTTCTTAGACCTAGCTTCAGCATATTCATCTATATCGCGCTCCTCGCTTGGCGCTTTATCAGCCCAATTAGGAGTAACGCCTCCAGTTCTACCTTTAAACTTACGTTGGGATGGGGGAATAGATTTATACATGGCTTGAATAGCTTCTT